GCTGTCTCGAATGAACCCAGATAGAACCTTGTGCCGTTTGCGTTGATATATGCAATAAAATTATCGTCCCTCTTTACATAGCAAACACCTTTGTAACCTGTGGTGTTATTGCTTCGAAGTCCTCTATTCCTTTGATTTTCCGCATGAGTTGCTAACCGCAAATTTGACCGCCTATTATCTGTCCTGTCATGATTGATGTGGTCTACCTGACAATCAAAATCAGGAGATAGTAAAAGACGATGCAATGATATAGATTTCCCTTTAATCACTGTCCGTATGTAACCTCTAGCCAGAGACCAGGTATGTTTCGATACTACCGGGAAATCATTTTTGTCAAAAATAAAAGATGCGCCATTTTTCATAACGCATCTCATATATTCTCCGGTATCAAAGTAGGTATTGCATTTACCACAGCTCTTTGTGCCATTATGGGTTAATGAATACACATCCACCAATTTAGTATTACCACACTTACATTGGCACATTACTTTAGTATGCCCCCTGCTTCTAGGGCAAATATCAATGACTGTCCAATCATTAATTTTTTTACCTATCAGATTCTTGTAATACATCATTTCCTCCATTATCAGTATATGCAGCCCCAGCCATTGAAAGTGGCACTACATTGCCGTTTACAAGGAAATTATCCCCATCAGGGATAGGGTTCATATTTTCTAATCCCCTTACATCATTAGGGCACAAGAAACCATTCTGAATACCAATTGCGTAGCCATTCATCCTGCTCTGGTAATTCCCTCGAAGCAAGCCATCCACATTGAATCTAAAGAACAATGTTTCCTTCTCAAAAGGTAATAGCAGTGACTGCCTTAGGCTCTGTTCCCAGCGTACAATCCAGGGATTAAGGGTATAGATTACAAAATTTAGCCCCATTTCCTCAATATTAGAAAAACTCGACTTTTCAAGGTCACCAACCATATGCGGTGGGACTCTGAAAATTCGAGCTATCTCATTGATCTGAAATTTTCTGGTCTCTAGGAACTGTGCTTCATTAGGCGGTATGGCCATCTGCTTGAATGTCATGCCTTCTTCCAATACAGCTACGCTATGGCTGTTCTTTCCGCTGAACTGGGATTTCCAGCTCTGACGAAGCCGTTCTGGGTCCTTGACTATACCAGGGTGTTCAAGAATTCCGCCCGGCGTTGCCCCATTTGCAAAGAATGTGGCACCATACTCCTCAGTAGCAATGGCAATGCCTATAGCATTTTTCGCCATAGCAATAGGGCTGTAACCTATAAGTCCATCAAAGCCAAGGCCTGGAATATGAAGCACATCTTCTTTTCGAAGAACAACCTGTTCAAAACGCTCTTTGCCATTCGGTTCATCAGCATTTCTGGTATAGGTGTAGTAGAGTTTTCCGCCCTTATCCCTGCTTACATCCATTTTGTCTGGAAGCAGAGGATACAAAGCCACAACCTCACCCCGCCCGTTTCTTATAATCTGCGCATAGGCATTACCGTGGAGCAGCAGATGGCTCATCATGGTTTCCCTAAAAATGAAGCTGGTCATTTCAGGATTTGGCTCATCATGCAGAAGATGGTAAAGTGGATGATTGTACAGCTTTTCCTTGCTGCCATCCGGGCGGTACTGATACACATTAAGCGGCAGCCCTGCAATGGCTTCAGCCAAGATGCGAACACAGGCATAGACAGCTGTAACCTGCATGGCGGTTCTGTCATTTACCGACCGCCCGGATGTGGTCTGCCCCCAAAGGAACGGCCAGTGGGTAGATATAAAATTTGTCGGCTTGTCCCTTGAACGGAACAGTTTAGAAAAGAAATTCATAGGCTGATGCCTCCTTTGTTAAATAAGCAGAATACCTCTGCCATCATACACACTTTCACCATTATCCAATCCGCAGCGGATTGCTCGGTCAAGTGCCATTATCGTGGCCACAACACCGTCAATCTTCTCTGTGGATTTTTCTTTGTCCGGCTTTATGTTACCCGCAGGGTCTGTCTTAATGAAGATGTTATCCATCATCCAGCGAAGGACAGGATGACCGCCATGAGCAATTCGCTTCTCCAAGGTCAGCTTCATCAGTTCCTTAGTTGGCGGGTTCATATCCTTGAAGCCCTGTCCAAAAGGAACCACCGTGAATCCCATGCCCTCAAGGTTCTGCACCATCTGCACAGCTCCCCAACGGTCATAGGCTATCTCACGAATATTGAAGCGTTCATTGAGCCTTTCGATAAATTTCTCGATGTAGCCATAATGAACCACATTCCCTTCTGTGGTCAGCAGTGTCTCCTGCCGTTCCCAGAGGTCATAAGGCACATGGTCGCGTCTTACTCGAAGGTCAACATTATCTTCTGGAATCCAGAAATATGGCAGGATGTGATATTTATCCTCCTCATCCAATGGCGGGAATACCAGTACAAAGGCTGTTATATCTGTAGTGCTTGAAAGGTCAAGACCGCCATAGCAGACCCTTCCTTCAAGATCTTCCTCGTTAACCACGAAATCACAGGCATCCCATTTATCCATCGGCATCCAGCGGACAGCCTGCTTCACCCACTGATTAAGACGAAGCTGACGGAAGGCATTTTCTTCTGCAGGGTTCTGTTTAGCCGATTCGCAGGCTGCCTTTACCTTATCTATGCCAACGGTAATATCTAAAGATGGATTAGCCTTCTTCCAAACCTTAGGATCAGTCCAATCATCGGACTCCTCTGCCCCATAGATTACTGGATAAAATGTGTTGTCATGCTTTCTTCCTTCCAGGATATCCTTTGCTTTCTGATGGGTTTCATAGCAGATGCTATTGGTATCAGTACCTGCTGTAGTAATTAAGAAATATAAAGGCTGCATACGAGCATCGCCTGAGCCTTTGGTCATAACATCAAAGAGTTTGCGATTCGGCTGGGTGTGCAGTTCATCAAAGACAACCCCATGAATGTTAAATCCATGCTTGGAATAAGCCTCAGCCGACAGAACTTGATAAAAGCTGTTCGTAGGCAGATAGATTATTCTTTTTTGCGAGGCTAATATTTTCACCCTTTTATTAAGAGCCGGACACATTCGCACCATATCTGCCGCAACATCAAACACGATAGTCGCTTGCTGCCTGTCAGCAGCACAGCCGTAAACCTCGGCACGTTCCTCCCTATCACCACAGCAAAGCAAAAGTGCTACTGCCGCTGCAAGTTCTGACTTGCCTTGTTTCTTTGGTATTTCAATATAAGCTGTATTGAACTGCCTATAACCGTTAGGTTTTATCGTTCCAAATACATCCCGTATAATCTGCTCCTGCCAATCAATCAGTTCAAATGGTTTTCCTGCCCAGGTTCCCTTCGTATGGCAAAGACATTCGATAAAACCTACGGCATAATCAGCCGCATCCTTATCATACACAGAGCCTTTTGCCTTAAATTTGGTTGCCTTATACCGTTTTAGTTTTTTCAAATATCATCACCACCTTTACAAATAAAAATAGCCGCCATATAGCGACTGTACGAGGAACAGCCCCTTACGGGACCGTTCTTTTAAAATTTTATTTAGTTGTGTTCTTTAATCAGTATTGCCAGGGCAATTTCAGCGTCTTCATCCACTGGTTCTATGTCCCAACCCCTATCGTAATTTACCACCGCTTTGCCGTTTAGGCTTATCCAAGCTTTAGAAATCTTACCGCCATCAATACCAAACTCACTGCCTACCTCATAAACTTTTACTTGGTATTTGTAAACTTTACCTTTAATCAGCATTGCTCCTGTTTTCCACATCATCTTCATCCTCCGTTTTCGTTTAGTTTACCTTTCGGTATGTGTATATTCGCTCTAAACGCACATAATAGCAAGCTATTTCTGCAATTAAAACTGTATACTTTACTGCTCTCCCGTAAGGATGAATCTAACATATTCTTTACGATGCTCTTCCAAATACATTACCAATTCGTAGTAGCCATATTCGTTGGCAAGAAACTGCACCATATTTACATCAAACATATTGGTGCGGCCGGTGTCGCGAATAGCTAGAATTTGCTTTTTTACAATTTCATTTATCATTTACCGCCTCCAATCTTACGGCAAATGTCTTCACCATAGGCTACATTAAGTCCCGAACCGTTATCCCAAGCTACCATAATGCTGGCAATATCATCAACTCCTAAAACCGTGCCTTTAGTTCCTATGGGCGGTGCTTGGCAGTCATCCATCTTCACTAGTTCAACCCTAGTTCCTTTTGGATATTCACTGCGTACTCTTTCAACCGTTTCTCTATTTGGAAACCGCATGGTCGACACCCCCTTTGAAAGCTGAAGAGCCTGTAAAATTCTTAAGTAGGGTCTTTCTGACCTCTTTGTATTCTTTGCCGATAAACCCTAATCGTAAGAGGAAACATCTAAAAGCATATTTTTCATTTTCCACTTCTTTTTCTTTAGAATTTACCCGTTTTTGCTCTCTGGCAAGCTTTGCCAAGGCACATACGAATTTACTGTAGGCTTCAAGCAAGCTGTTATCTGAAGGTTTAATTTTAAACCAGGGGAAGGTTATCCTATCTTCTTCCTCAATCACCTCAGGCAATTCCTCAAGGCCTAATGCCTTTTGAATAAGTCTTCCCTTGGCTGCTAAAAGGTTATTGAGGTTTTCCCAAGTTTCGGGTGTAAAAATATCTTTCGGCAGCGAAATGTTTACATCAAGCATTTCAGGCTCGGTTTCTACATTCGCAGGTTCAGCAGCCTTTTCTGCTAAAATTCCTTCTTTGGTAACAAACCCTTTTTCTTCAAGGGCTGCAAGCAGTCTTTCCATCGCTGTTTCGTTTACTTCTTCTCCCCAGCTTAGGCTACTGTTCTTGCTTAAGGTTAAGCTGCCAATTTGGTAAGCACAGCTTGGAACACCAAGGTATTTTGCTTTCTCCAGGGTAAGCTCCTCCAAGGCTTTTACTAATTCTTTTCGGTTTTCGACTTCAAAATGTACATTCATGCTAATTGCCTCCTTTTGTTTTGGTAGGTACATATTCGCTCTAAATGTACTTATTATCAAGTCATTTAAGCCTAGTATCTAGTATACTTTTAGTCTTGCTGTGCCCAAACGATACCAGCCAAAACAAAACATAATTCATGCATCTGCAATCATCTCTAATTCGCTATATTTATGTGTTTTTCCACTTCTTAAAACTTGCACTCCAGCACTTGTCCCTACCTGCTCGATATAGCGTTTCACTATTACATCACAGTATTTTTCATCAAGTTCTACGGTGTAGCAAATACGCTTGGTTTGCTCAGAAGCGATAAGGGTACTGCCACTACCACCAAATGGGTCTAATACAATGCAGTTGCTAAGAGAAGAATTTAAAATAGGATAAGCAATCAAGGACACCGGTTTCATTGTAGGATGGTCACCATTTTTCTTCGGTTTATCAAATTCCCAAATAGTAGATTCTTTTCTGCCTACATACCATTGATGCTTGCCCTTCTTTTTCCACCCAAAGAGGACGGGTTCGTGCTGCCATTGATAAGGACTGCGTCCTAAAACAAGGCTCTGTTTTTTCCAGATGCAGGTACCAGACAAATAAAACCCGGCATCGCTAAATGCCTTGCGGAAATTCAACCCTTCGGTATCTGCATGAAACACGTAAATGCTGGCATCCTGAGCCATAACCTTTTCGGTATTAGTAAAGGCATCAAACAAGAACTTGTAGAAAGCATCGTTTTCCATATTGTCGTTTTTAATCTTCCCGGCACTGCCTTCATAATTGACGTTGTAAGGCGGATCTGTTACCACAAGATTAGCCTGCTTTCCATCCATAATGATTTCATAGGTTTCTGCCTTGGTGGAATCTCCGCAGTATAATCTGTGGTTACCTAAGAGCCACAAATCTCCCGGTTTCGTCATTGCTGGATTTTTTAATTCTTCATCAACGTCAAAGTCATCTTCTTTTACATCATCACCGGTATTAAAAAGCTTATCCAGTTCTGCCGCTTCAAAGCCTGTTAAGGAAACATCAAACTCTGCACCCTGCAAGGATTCAATTTCAATACGCAATAGTTCTTCATCCCAGCCTGCGTCCATAGCAAAACGGTTATCTGCTATGATGTAGGCTTTTTTTTGTGCCTCGGTTAGGTAATCAACCAAGACGCAAGGCACTTCAGTAATTCCTTCTTCTTTTGCAGCAAGCACTCTCCCATGGCCGGCTATAATACCACAATTACTGTCAATGATCACAGGGTTAATAAAACCAAACTCCCTTAGGCTTGACCGAAGTTTCGTTATCTGCCCTTGGGAGTGAGTTCTTGCATTATTTACATATGGCACCAATTTTTCTATTGGCACAAGTTTCATTTCTGTAGTTTTCTTATCCACTAACTTGCCTTCCTTTCCAATATTTTTTTAAGGCCTTTATACGCTCCCGTCAGATTGCCTGCCTTAGCTAACCCTTTCAAAGTGCATAGCTGCTGGCGAGTCAGCTTATCCTTATGATTTCTTAAAGTATTTCTAAACAGCCTAAGGTGCAATAGTTCTTCATTGGTCATTTTCGTTTCTCCCTTGAGCGTAAAAGCTGCTCCATAAAATCATTCTGATTAGTTGGCCCGGAATATTCTGTTGCCGTGTTTTCACGAATAACGGCAAATATCTCATTCCACAACCTGTTAGCCTGAGATAAATAATTCTGTCCAATACTGACATACGGTGATGTCATTGCCCCTCCCGTAGTTGGATGCTTTGCTAAATAACCCGTTGCCGTTATTATTTCTTCACAATGTTTCCATCTGGCGGCAGCCATCGCATACCTCTCCAGCGTTTGCGGAGATATGTAAGAAACGCAGCCACGTTTATTAAGCCAATCCCAGGTTTGCTCATATATTTCTTTTGCCTGCAAAACTCGTCCATCCTTTTGCGTGGCTGAGAGCATCTCGCTAGGCTTAGGCATTTCTTCGCCCTGCATATCCGGTAAATCTTTAAACTCCATAACCTTAAGAGGTCGTTTACCCGGATTTCCTTCAGCAATCTTATCCGCCAAAGGCTTGCTGGGACGTCCTCCCGTACCCGGACTAGGTCCTCTTTTACCCAATTTTCTACTACCTCCTTAAATCACGGGGGTAATCCCCCTTAAACTTTCGCGTTTTTTTGCGTAAGACCCCACGCCCGTTGCACGGGATATAGGCCCCGGAGATTTGACCGCCCCTACCGGGTCAGTGATTATGCCAACGCTCGCCATTTTCCGCGTGAATTTTTGCGTGACAGGATTTACAAAGAGCAATCAGATTCTCTCTTGCATGAGTTCCACCCTTTGACAAAGGCAGCTTATGATGTATCTCTTCGGTCGGCACGAACCTTCCGTCCTCCAAACACTTCTCACACAGTGGATGAGCGGCGGCATAGGAATCTCTTATCCTTTTCCACGCTCTCCCGTAGCGTTTTCTTACGGCAGGGTCACGGTCATAGGTTTCGTATCGTTTGTTTTCCTGCTTTTCATGTTCTTCACAGAACCTGTCATCTGTTAAGTTAGGACATCCTGGGAAAGAACAGGGACGCTTTGGTCTTCTTGGCACTTGTTTCACCTCCCTTGGGCATAAGAAAAGCCCTGAAGGATTGCTCCCTCAAGGCCTCGTTTCATTCTGCTTTTCGCTGATTATATCATATTATAAATGCCACTGTGGTATCATGTTGCAAAGTGTTGCAAAGTGTGCAAACCTCAAATCTGAATCGGATTTTCCGGCAACTTCAAATGATTAACTGCACTGTTATGCCAACGATACACCGTAGTCCTATCAGCATGGAGTTCATCCCCAATCTGTTCCCATGTCAGATTATGAATGTAACGGTAACGCAAAACCATGCGTTCATCCGTATCAGTCACTTCATCAATTACCTCGCGGATTTGCTCCTTCAGTGCCATCAGCTTGGAAACCTCTGTATGGATTTTATCTTCCAAATCCATAATTTTATCCAGGCATCTGACAAAAGGGGCATCGTTGCTGCGAGAAGTCATTACACGGTCGATATCGTATCGTGGGGAAGAAACGCTGCTTGCCATTTCACGCAAACGCTCCACTTCCTCCAGATCCGAATGTATTCTTTGGTCAAGGCGATAGCTTTGACGTAAATATTCTTTTACTTTCACTATTCTTCCACCTCCGCTTGTAATTTTGATATCAGATACTCCCCATCAACAGAGGTAAGTTCTCTATACCATGCAGAACGGAAGAACCTCTCCACCTCGGCTTTCATTATTTGGGCGGCCTTGTTTCTCGGCCATTTTTTCAGTTTTTTAAGTGCATCTCTATAGTCCTTTACGGCTAACAGGACGATGCTGTTTGCAAGATTCTCATTAGGGTCAATCAATGGACAACACCTCCAATTCTTGCTTTTACAGAATCAATCAGTGCCGATTGAATTTTCTCCTTCTTACGAAGTGCCGCCATCACATCCTCGTCAATCGTGTCTTTTGCAATAATGTGATGGATGACTACGGTATCATTCTGACCCTGTCTCCATAAGCGGGCGTTGGTCTGCTGATACAGTTCCAGTGACCAGGTCAACCCAAACCATATAATCGTGGAGCCGCCAAACTGGATATTCAGACCGTGTCCTGCACTGGCAGGGTGGATAACGGCAACGGGGATTTCGCCTTTGTTCCAATCCTTGATGTCCTGGCTTGTTTTTATTTCCCTTACCGAAAACCGCTCTTTGATTCTCTGCAAATCGTGGTTGTACCAATACGCCACAAGCACAGGCTTTCCGTTTGCACCCTCAATCAAATCCTCAAGGGCATCCAGTTTTCTGTCATGAATACGGATGACCTCTTTTTCTTCGTTGTAGACCGCACCGTTTGCCATCTGCAACAATTTTCCGGAAAGCGCCGCAGCATTTACGGCATCAATTTCTTCCGTCTTAAGGTCAACCACCATATCTTCC